AAATGGTTCAATACCTAGATGGTATTAGAGAAGAAAGAAGTGGTGTATCTAAAATGACACAAGGTCTCAATCCTGATGTATTAACTTCACATGTGACGTCAGGTGCGATTTCAGCAGCTACAGAGTCTGCAATGCAACGTGTAGAACTGATTGCAAGAATATTTGCAGAAACTGGAGTCAAAGATTTATTTAGAAACATTTATGCTCTTGTCCAAAGATATGAAGACAGAAAGAAAATCTTTTATCTCAATGGCAAATTTGTACCAATTGATGTAACGAGATGGAAAGAAAAACTTAATTGTACTATAAATGTTGGGGTGGGAAGTGGATCACAACAATCCAAAACAACAACTATGTCATCTATTATGCAGATACTTGGCACATTAGTACAAAATGGAGCTATGGGTAGTTTAGTTACACCTAAGAATTTATATAACGCAGTAAGTGAATATATTGCACAGGCAGGATATAAAAATACAGACCAGTTTATTTCTAATCCTGAGATGATGCCACCACAACCACCACCTGAGCCAACACTAGAAGAGAAAGTCGCTGCACAAAAAGCACAAGTTGAGTTACAAAAACTACAACTACAAGCTAAAGAATTAGAGATAGAAACACAACTCAAAGCACAAGAACTTAAATTAAAACAAGAAGAAGCTGCTATTGACTTGGCTCTAAAACAACAAGACTTACAGATCAAGAAATCACAGCTTGAACTTAATGAGCAAGAACTAGCCCTAGAAGCAGTTCAAAATAGACCTATTGGTATAGGACCAAGCTAATGGCTTATCCTAAAACTTCAGGTCATGGTAAACTCGAAAGACGTAAGTTAGTTTCTAAAAAGATTAAAATATTAAAAAAGGAAGGGAGACCACAAAAACAAGCTGTAGCAATGGCTTTGTCGATGTACCCTAAAAAGAAAAGGTTGCCACTAGCATGAACGATAAGGATATCAACACAGAAATAGAATTACTAAAACAAGATGTGCATATCATCAAGACTAATCATCTCGCACACATTGCAGCAGATATCGATGATTTAAAAGTTGAAGTTAAAGAAATTAAAACAGAAATGTTTAAATTTAAATACATAGCTTATGGAGCCATAGTTGTTTTTGTTTTAATGAGCGATAAATTTACAGAAATATTGAGGTTATTATAATGGCTTGTGGTAAAAAACATAAAAGTAAAAAACCTAAAAAGAAAGGATACTAATGGGAGCTAAAAGCAAACATTATTTTAAAACAGGTAAGGAACACAAAGGTTCAGTACATAAAATGCCTGGTGGTAAAATACACACAGGAAAAACTCATACTAAGACATCTAAACCTGTAGTACATTTTAAAGACTTATCTAAAAGAGCAAAAGGATTTGTAAAGAAAAAAAGAATGCAAGGAAGAGGTGGAATTTATGGCTAAAAAAGGATTATATTATAACATTAACAAACGCAAAAAAGCAGGTACTAGTAGACCTAAATCTAAATCTACCATAAGTGCTAAAGCTTATGCGAACATGAAAGCAGGATTTCCAAAATCAAAAAACAAAAACAAGAAGAAGGCATAAAAAGGTCTCAGTATTACTGGAGTAGACTAGATCACTACGAAAAGCTAGGATACCCCATGAATAAAGTTGTATGGTTAGCTCATGCTGATTTAGCAAAAGAATTTAAACAAAAAAACCCATTACTAGATAAACCTAAACCAATTTGACAAAAGAAGAATTACAAACATTTATGTTAAAAAACCGACTTTCTGTCGAGGAGTTTTATCGTAAGGTAGGATATAGTCCTGCAATTATACGTAACTTCCTCAAAGGCACAAAGAAAATTCCAGAGCATTTTACTCAGGAATATCTAAATCAAAAAATCAACACAAGCGATTAACTACACCTGCGTAAGCAGATAGAATCCAGGAGAAAATATGGAAGACAAAAAAGAGTCTGCTATTAAAGCAGGACAAGATGCAAAGCTATTGCTTGAAAATCCTCAAATGATAGCAGCATTTAATACTATACTTAATAATGGATATCAACAATGGATATCTACTGATATTAAGGACACAGAAGGTAGGGAAGCACTTTACCATAAACAAAGAGCCATCCTAGAAGTTAAAAATACTCTAGTACAAACTGTTGAAAATGGACAGATACTAGAAGAAGAACGCAAAGGAGGTAAGTAATGGATGAAGATAACAAAATACCTATGAAGGAAAGTAACGTAGGAGGAGTTCCTGTGACTGATGTTGAATCAGCACAGAAAGCACTTCTTGAATCTATAAGGGCTTCGAAAGAACAACCTGAAGAGATTGCAGAAGAAACAGAAACTGAGGATGTAGTTTCTGAACAGGCAATGGATGTTGCCGAATCAGTTGAAAACGAAGCAGTTGAGGAATTAACTGCAGAGGACTTAGTCGATGATAGCCAACAAGAGCAAGTCAGCGAACCTAAAGTATTTACTGTCAAGATTGATGGTAAAGATACACAGGTCACCGAAGATGAGTTGTTGTCTGGTTATAGTAGACAAGCTGATTACACTAGAAAAAGTCAAGTATTGGCAGAGCAACGCAAAAAGATGGAAGAAGAACTCGCTGCGACTCAACAAGAAAGACAGCATTATTTATCGCAACTTGAACAATTTAATACACAAGCCGATTCTAAATTAGAAGAGTTCAAATCGGTGGACTGGACTAGACTCAAGGAAGAAGACCCAATGGAATATGCTCTAAAAAGAGATCAATATAGGGAACTTCAAGAAAATAAAAGGTTAGTTGCTGAGGAACAGCAACAACTTGCACAAAAGCAACAACAAGAAATGCAAAGTAAGTGGAATGAAGAACTTGCTAGACAGCAGGAAGTTATGGCTCAAAGACTACCTGAATGGAATGACCCAGAGAAAGGACCTAAACTTAAACAAGATATTAAGTCTTTTGCTCTTAACAAAGGGTTTACCGAACAGGAAGTTGATAGTCTAATTGATGCTAGATCAGTAGATGTACTTCACAAAGCTATGATGTACGAGAATCTTTTAGCAGCTAAGATTGCTAACAAGAAACAAAAAGTTGTTCCTAAAGTGCAAAAACCTGGTACGCCAAGTACCAAATCTGAAGTTAATAGCGAGAAAGTAAAGCAAACTCGAGCAAGACTAAAAAGGACAGGAAGAGTTGATGATGCAGCAGCAGTAATCAAATCTTTAATGTCATAGTCTAATACTAACTTTTAACACAGAGGTGTAATTCAAATGGCACAATTAAGTAACACATTTGAAACTTATGATGCTGTGGGTAACAGAGAAGATTTACAAAACGTAATCTACAATATCTCTCCAACAGATACACCATTTATGTCTTCAATCGGTTCAGGTAATGCTGAATCTACAAAGCATGAATGGCAAACTGACTCACTAGCAGCAGCAGCTTCAAATGCTCAAATAGAAGGAGATGATTCTCCAAGTGCTGCGTTATCTGCTACTTCTCGTGTTTTCAACTATACACAGATTTCTTACAAACCTGTTATGGTCTCTGGAACACAAGAAGCAGTTAATCACGCAGGTAGAGATTCTGAACTAGCTTATCAAATAGCTAAAGCTGGTAAAGAACTCAAAAGAGACATGGAACTTGACCTTACAGGTAAAAACGCAGCTACAGCAGGTACTGGAAATGGTGCTTCAGCTCGTAAATCAAGAGGTTTTGAATCATGGACAGAAACCAACAACAGCTATGGTGCTACAGGTGGAAACTCTAGTGGTACTGTAACAGATGGTACACAAAGGGTACTTACAGAAGCTATCTTAAAAGGTGAGTTAAAATCTTGCTTTGATAATGGTGGTGATCCTGACCTACTATTAGTTGGTTCATTCAACAAACAAAAAGTATCTGGTTTTACAGGTAACTCAACTCGTATGGACATGGCAGAAGATAGAAGCTTAGTAGCTACTATTGATGTTTATGTTTCTGACTTCGGTGAAGTTAGAGTTGTTGCTGACAGATTCCTAAGAAGTTCAGGAAGATCAGCTTTAGTTGTTGACACAGAAATGTTTGCGACTGGTTTCTTGAGACCTTTCCAAACACAAGAACTAGCAAAAACTGGTGATGCTGAGAAGCGTTTATTAGTTGCTGAGTGGACACTCGTTGCTAAAAATGAAGCATCTTCAGCTACTATTGCTGACTTGACAACTTCATAAAAAATTTTTCATGTAACTTTTCTTCACATGAAGGGGCAGGTTTTTTTCATATTGTTTTCCTGCCCCACCCAAGATACTGATTAATAATGACCTTGAAGAACGTATCGCTTCGGAACGAGGGTTATTAATACTGGAGATTTTAATGAGAACATTAAATGATTATTTTGTAACAGCAGAGATAGAAGACGTATCTACTGCATCTAGTACATTCGTTGCTATCCCTGATGGTGGACGAGTAATTAAAATTATTACTGCACTACAAGGTGCTATTAGTGGTGGTGATGCTGCAGTTTCTTTTGAAATTGGTGGTACAGCTATTACTGGTGGTGGCATTACAGTTGCTAACTCAGGTTCAGCAGCAGGTGATGTAGACACAGCAGAACCAACAGCAGCTAACAGAGTTGAAGAAGATGGAACTATCGAAATGATTACAGATGGTGGTTCTACAGGAACAGCTAAATTATTAGTTACATTTGTAATTAGGAGATAAGAATGAGTAGTCCTAACTATGGTTTAAGAGTAACCAATACTCTTGTTAGAAGTGTTGGTCTTACATCTGCTCAATCAGCAGCTACTGACGCAAACACAGAGTATGTAAGAATAGTATCTGATACTGATGGTGTTCATATTGCTTTTGGTGCTAATCCAACAGCAACTACAAGCACAACCATATTAGGTGCTTATGACCCTGAAATCTTTAAGATTGATGGTGGCATGAAAATCGCTGCAATACTTGCAAGTGGTTCAGGTAATATTTACATAGATGAGTTAAGCGAATGAGAAGAAAGATAGGAGACAATCAAATTTTTCACTATCATAATCCAACAGGTGAGTTCGCTATAGAACACATTGAAAATATACAACCCCTTTTAGATTCTAATAAGAAATTACAGAACGAAGATCATCACAAAGCAGATGAGTTTAGACTCTCTGCTCGTATTCCTATGACTGTAGTTTATGAATGGAAAAGACTATTTGGGGTTGATTTATTTAATAAAGACCACAAAGAAGCAGTAAAAAAACTTATTAACAGTCCTGATTACAGGTATCTAAAGACAACCAATAGGCGTATATAATGGCAATATCGAATTACTCAGAACTTAAATCAGCAATCGCTGACTGGTTAGATAGAACAGATTTAACCGACCAAATACCTGATTTTATTACACTAGCAGAAGCTAGACATAAAAGAGATTTTAAAATCAGAAGAATGGAAACAAGAGTTACAGCAGATACTATAGCTGATACTGAGTATTACACATTACCTGCACAGTATGTTGCTATGCGTAACATACAACTAAACACAAATCCTAAAACATCTTTAGAGTATTTAACACCTGAACAAATGGACAGGATATATGCAGGAAGTAACAAAGGTAAACCTAAAGCATATACAATCATAGGTAACGATATACAGCTAAGACCACTACCTGATAGTGTTTATGAAATAGAAATGTTGTATTACAAATACTTTACCCCTTTATCAGATTCAGCACCTACTAATGATATGCTCACATATCATCCTGATGCTTACTTATATGCTTCATTAGTAGAAGCAGAACCTTATCTGCAAAATGACAAACGAATTCAAACATGGGCTAGTTTCTATGATAGAGCCAAGAAAGATATAATAGATTCTAATGAAAGAGACAGACATTCAGGTGTAGCACCAACTACACGTATTGATTATGGATTATATTAATGACAGTTTGGGCAGAGCAATCCACAACTAGTACCAATTGGGAAATAGAGGGAACATTTTTCTTTAAAACAGAAGATGATTTGTTCTTTTTTGCAACAGAAAACAATGTTATTTTTGAGCAAGAAAACATACCAGTATTAACAGTTGATGATTGGACAGTACAATCGACAACAGCAACCACATGGACATAAATGGCAAATAAGAAATTTTCAGAATTAACAGAAACTACCACCCCTAATAGTGAGTCTATATTTGCTACAGCTTATGATGGGGATAACTTCAAAGTTACATTAACAAACATTGCAGCTAACATGCCATCTATTACTACAAGTGGCACAGTTACAGCTACAACATTTACTGGTAATTTAACAGGTAATGTTACAGGTTCAGTTACAGGTAACGCATCTACAGCTACAGCTTTAGCTACAGGTCGTACAATAGGTATGACAGGTGATGTTACTTGGACTTCAGCATCATTTGATGGCACAGGAAACGTAACAGGTACAGCTTCTATAGGAAGTGGTGTTATTGTTGATGCCGATATTAATGCAAGTGCTGCAATAGATGCAACTAAAATACATGATGGCACAGTTTCTAATACAGAATTTGGATATTTAAATGGTGTTACCTCTGCAATACAAACGCAGATGGACACAAAGATTACAGCTAGTTCTACAGATACTCTAACGAATAAAACTATTAATACAGCTAGTAACACGATTACAATTACCGAGTCAGATATATCAGACCTTGGCTCATACATTACAGCATCTTCTACAGACACATTAACTAATAAGACATTTGATGCTAATGGAACAGGCAATAGTCTTTCTAATGTTGAGGTAGCAGATTTAGCATCAGGTGTTCTTGATACTGATTTATCAACTGTTTCTGCATCTGACGATACACTAGCATCAGCAAAAGCAATTAAAACTTATGTAGATGCACAAGTTACAGCACAAGATTTAGACTTCCAGGCAGATACAGGTGGTGCATTATCTATTGACCTAGATAGTGAAACAATAACCTTTACTGGTGGTACAGGTATAGATACAAGTGGATTAGGCAATGCTGTTACATTTGCGATTGATTCAACTGTTGCAACTTTATCAGGCACACAAACATTAACTAATAAAACAATCAATAGTGCGTCAAATACTATAACGATTACAGAATCTAATATATCTGATTTAGGAGCTTACATTACTGCAAGTTCAACTGATACTCTAACTAATAAATCAGGAAGTAACAGTCAATGGACTAATGACGCAGGATATATTACAGCTTCATCTACAGATACACTTACCAATAAATCAGGTAATATTAGTCAATGGACAAATGATTCAGCTTATTTAACTGGCAACCAAACCATAACATTAAGTGGTGATGCTAGTGGTAGTGGCACAACAGCTATTACAGTTACAGTTGCAGATGATTCACACAACCATATCATATCTAATGTCGATGGATTACAAACAGCATTAGATGGCAAAGTACCACAAACATCAACAACAGGTAGTGCTGAGATTCCAACAGGTACAACACTAGAAAGAGATGGCTCACCTAGTGCAGGTTATTTAAGATTTAACTCTACTACATCAGGGTTCGAGGGCTACGATGGTACTGCTTGGGGAAGTATTGGTGGAGGAGCATCAGCAGGTGGTGCTATCTATGAAAACTCAGATGACATAACATCTGACTATACAATAACATCAGGTAAGAATGGATTTTCAGTTGGACCAATGACTATAGCAAGTGGTGTAACAGTAACAGTTCCTAGTGGACAAAGGTGGGTGATACTATGACATGTAAGATTAATGCAGATACAAGCGATGGATTAAAATTAGAATCAGATACAAGTGGTATTGTAGAAATACAAAATAATGGAACAACTATTATCACATCATCACAACCAAGTTTTAGTGCAAGAATAACATCAGCTCAATCTGTTTCAGCAAACACATATACCAAGATGGCTTGTGCTACAGAAGATTGGGATACAGATTCTAAATATGATGCTACAACAAACTATAGATTTACACCTACAGTTGCAGGGTACTATCAGTTTAATTTAGCAATGAGGAGTAATTCTACAGGAACAAATATAATTGCTCTTTACAAAAATGGTTCAATATGGAAAAGAAAAATAACTGCTGGTCATCAATATGCACAACTAAGCATTATTGCTGTAAGTAATGCAACTGATTATTTTGAAGCATATGGTTATACATCAGGTACATCTTTCGATGCAACAGATACTAATAACTGGTTTCAAGCACATTACATAAGGAGTGCATAATGACAACTTTAGTAGAAAAAATTAAATCAGCAAGACCAAATGTAACTGATGCAGATTTTATAGATAATATAATCGTGCAAAATAATTCAGATAGCAATGGAGACTACATTAAAGAATGGAATCACCCAACAGAATCAAGACCAACAGATGAGGAACTAGGATAATGGCACTCACTTTACATGGTACAGTATCAGATAACACAGTAGCTTTAGATAGAAAGACTGCTACTCCATTGATTATAAATGGTGATATGCAAATAGCACAAAGAGGTACAAGTGAGACAGGTATTACAGTTGATGGATATTATACTATGGATAGATTTTTGATTGGGTTAGCTAATCTTGGAACATGGACACAATCTCAATCTACAGATGTTCCAACAGGTCAAGGATTTTCTAGTTCATTAAAATTGGACTGCACGACAGCAGATGCCTCACCTGCATCAACTGATAATATTGCTATCATGCAAAGATTTGAGGGGCAGAATTTACAAATGTTAAAAAAAGGCACATCTGATGCTGAATCAGTTACAGTTTCTTTTTGGGTAAAAACTAATAAAACAGGAACATATGTATTAGAACTGAGAGATGCTGATAATGCAAGAATAATATGTAAAACATATACAGTAGATAGTGCTAATACTTGGGAAAAAAAAGTATTATCTTTTGCAGGTGATACAACAGGAACATTAACCAATGATAATAATTTATCTTTTCATGCTAGGTGGTGGCTTGGTGCAGGAAGTGCTTTTACATCAGGAACACTACAAACTACATGGGGCGCACAAAGCAATGCAAACAGAGCAGTCGGTCAGACTGTAAACCTAGCAGACAGCACATCTAATGATTGGTACATAACAGGTGTTCAACTAGAAGTAGGAACATTTGATGCTAACAGCATACCACCATTTCAGTTTGAAGATAGAGGTACAAGTCTAGCTAGATGTCAGAGGTATTTTATAAAACAAGAAGTAGGAGGAGGGGCTACAGCAGATGATGATTATAGTCTTAATGCTTTTGGGGCGCAATTTCCTACAACTATGAGAGTAAACCCTACAGTTACAGTTACAAATCCAAGCTTTCCAGGACACCATAGCAATGGTCCAACTGGCACTTTTCAACTAAGTACACAAGGAGTTGGATGGTATTGGGATGGTTCTAATTATAGAAGCATTGGTTCAAGAGTTTATGTAACTTATTCAGCAGATTCGGAGTTGTAAATGTATAAATTATTAAAAGACCCAAATAAATTTTATTGTGAAACACCAGTACTAGAACATAATGGAGTTAAAAGATTATCTGATAATGCAATGATACCATTTGACACAAACAACAAGGATTACCAAGAATACCTAGAATGGGTAGCACAAGGTAACACAGCAGAGGAAGCAGATTAATGGCAAGTATAAAATTAACTGGTGATACTAGTGGTGAAATAACAATCTCAGCACCTGCTGTAGCAGGAACTAATACTCTTACTTTACCTGCTGAAACAGGAAACATTTTAACGAATGATACATCAGGTACAATTATACAGGTGGTTCAAAGCACTCTAACAACAGGTGCTACTTCAAATAGTAATACTTATGCAACGACAGGATTAAATCTTGATATTACACCATCATCTACTACCAATAAAATATTAGTACACTGTAATTTTGGATGGTCATCTAATACTGTTGATTTTGGTTTTTACTGTTTTGGAGTAAACTCTACTGCTGACACAGGTACACAAACAACTGTTTTTAATCAATCAGCAACAAATGCAAATAATTCTATTTATTTTTGTACCTTAACTAATTTATTTAGCCCATCTAGCACTTCTTCACAAAACTATGCATTATTTTTTAAATGCAATAATGCAACAACTCAATCAGTATTTTTTAATCAAAGAGGTATTGGTGGTGCAAATGGTCTTTCAACAATTACAGCATACGAGGTTGTAGCATGATAGCAAGAGCAATATTAAAAATTAATCCAAATGCAAAATTTACAGTTATTGATGATGATGTAAACCGAATAACATGGCTAGAGGGTACAACACCTATCTCTGCATCTGATATTAATGCACAACTAGGTGCAGTAGAGTTAGATATGGCATTAGAAGAATTAAGGTGGAAAAGAAATACTTTACTTGCTGAAACAGATTACTTTGCATTATCTGACGTAACCATGTCATCTGAAATGCAAACATATAGACAAGAATTAAGAGATTTAACAAATGGGCTTGATACAGTAGAAAAAGTAAATACTGTAACTTTCCCAACTAAACCATAGAGGATTAATAAATGGGATTAGAAACAGGAACATATATAGATAGTCTTAATACCTCAAACCCAGGGGCAACTGATTCTGTTGCTCAAGGTGATGACCATATAAGATTACTTAAATCAACAATAAAAAATACATTCCCTAACGTAACAGGGGCAATGACAGCAACACATACAGAATTAAATTTACTTGATGGTTGTACTGCCAATACTACAGAACTTAACTATGTAGATATAGCAACACTTGGTACAGCAGAAGCATCAAAAGCACTAACTGTAGATGCTAGTTTAGATGTAACAGGCATTAGAAATATTACTGCTACAGGGGCATTGTCAGTTGCGTCAGGAACAGTAGGTGGCAACACAATAGCTACATTAAACATGTTATATCCTGTTGGTTCTATTTATATCAATGCGTCAGTAGCAACTAACCCAGGAACATTACTAGGGTTTGGTACATGGGTTGCTTTCGGTACTGGTCGTACTATGGTAGGTATAGATACAGGACAAACAGAATTTGATACAGCAGAAGAAACAGGTGGTGCTAAAACACATACATTAACAACATCAGAAATACCATCACATACACACACATACGATGGGATAGATAACACTTTACCTAACGCACAAGACTACGATAATACTGGTGGTAATGGTATATGGTATGGATTAAATCAAACATCAGGAGCTACAGGTGGTGGACAAGCACACAATAACTTGCAACCATACATTGTGGTATATATGTGGAAACGCACAGCATAGATAAAACTTTTTTAGAACAAGCTGTTTTAAAAACACAAAACATGAAGTTTGTTTTAAATAAAAAAACAACTAATGGTGGAAAAACAAATTATCCAAACATTGTAGATAATGGTCAGATAATACATGACCTGTATTCTAACAAACAAGTAATGTCTGAATATTTTAGTTTTTATAAAACTGTTTTCGATAATTTAAATATATCGGTCAAAGAAATATTAAGGATGAAAATTAATATAACTTTTCCTTTAATAAACTATTACGAACACAATCATCAAATACCACATTATGATGTAAATAATACACAGGCAACACCTAATATAAAGTTTAAGTCGTTTCTTGTTTATTTAAATGATTCTGATGGTGATACATTTTTTTTTAAAAATAATAAAATAGATAAAAGAATCAAATACCAAAAAGGCAAAGGCATTTTGTTTGACTCTAATTTATTACATGCAGGACAAAACCCAATGAAACACAATACAAGAATTGTATTAAACACAATTTTTATACAGGAGACTAATTAGTGGCAACATTTGTAGCACCTGCCCCAAAGGGCATGATAAAGGATACAAACAATACTGTACTTCCACCTGAGTTTTATTCACATGCAAGTAATATAAGATTTACTGATAATGCAGGAAAGAAAATTAAAGGACATGATGCAGTATTTGGCACACCTAGTGTAGCTCCATACTTTGTACTTAACTGGTCTACTGGCACATCATCATATTGGTTTTATGGTGGAGCAACAAAGATTTACAGAACTGATGGTACTACTCACACAGACTTTACAAGGACATCAGGTGGCGATTATGCCACTAATTTAACTACAATAGGTAACTGGACAGGAACTGTCTATAATGGGCTTCCTATCCTTTGTAATGGGGTAGATGACCCACAAGCACTAGCTACTACATCTGCAACTGAATTTAGTGATTTACCTAACTGGGTAGCAAGTACAACTTGTAAAACTATAAAAGCATTTGGTAACTACCTAATGGCACTTAATCTTACTGAAAGTGGCACAGAATTTCCTAACAAAGTGAGATGGGGTGATGCAGCAGAGAACTTTAGTTTCCCATCTACATGGACTGCAGCTAGTACTAATGACGCAGGTGAAGTAACCATAGGTGATGAATCAGATTTTATTGTTGATGGTCTAGCACTAAAACAATCATTTGTAATATACAAAGAAAACTCTACATGGATAGCTAACTATATCGGTGGTAATCTTGTATTTAGCTTCCAAAAACTATTTAATGATACAGGTGTATTAAGTAGAAACTGTGTAGCTGAATTTGATGGTAATCATTTTGTAGTTACTCAGGGTGATTTAATTATACATAATGGTGTATCTAAAAAAACTGTAGCTACTGACTTAGTTAAAAAAGAATTATTTGATGATATAAATGATGCATATTATAATCTCACTTTTGTTGCACATAACGTACAGCAAACAGAAATGTGGGTATGCTATCCTAGTATAGGGTCGCAATATTGTAACAAAGCATTAATTTATAACTATGTTAACAACTCATTTACTTTTCGTGATTTGCCTGACATTTATCACATTGGTAATGGAATTGTAGACCCTGGTGCTACATCCATAACTTGGAATACACAGACAGAAACATGGACTGATTATAGTGGGGTATGGGGAGAAAGAACCTATAATCCTACAGAAAGAAGTATATTGATGGCAGGTGTTGCAGATACTAAATTGTATCGTGGTGATTTTGGCAGACAGTTCGATGGTGAAAACTACATATCGACACTAGAAAGAAAAGGATTAACCTTAGATGGCAATACCAATACTGTTAAACAGGTAAGAAAACTAACACCTAAAGTTGGTGGTTCAGGTAATGTTGTTATATCAGTTGGAAGTTCTATGTCACCTAATGGTACATATACTTATACAGCAGGACAAAACTTTGACCCAACACAAAATAACAAAGTAGATTGTAGGTCAACAGGTAAATATATCGCAGTAAGATTTCAACACACAGACAACAGTCCATTTGAACTAAATGGTTATGATTTAGAGTATGAAGTTATAGGGGAAAGATAATGGCACAAGCTCCTAAGTATGTACCTAATCCTGTACCTGCTAACTCAGAAGATTTACCTAGATATATATTTGAAGAACTAACTAAGCTACAAGGGGCATTACAAGAAAACCCTATAGCATTTATAGAAGAAAAGAATGTTGAACCTAGCAGAGTAAAGCAAGGTGATATCGCTTATGCTGATGGTACTAATTGGAATCCAGGACAAGGTGAAAACCTATATTACTATGATGGTACTGTATGGAGAGCATTTGCAGGTGGTAGTGGTGCAGGTGATTTTGGTTTCTTTTATGATACAACTGACCAAACACCAGCTTTAGTAAATACAGCTTATCCCATAACTTTTGATAGTTCAGGCGATAAACAAGGTATAAGCATTGATGGCACAGATTCAAGTAAACTTAACTTTACTCATACAGGTAAGTATTATGTAAGTTTTCATGCGACTTTATCATCAGCAAGTGCTAGTACAAAAACTGTGTATTTCTTTCCAAAGATAAATGGAGTAACCAGTTCTCAGTCTACTATGATTTCTACACTACATGAAAATGCAGAGAAGAAAATAATATCTAGGAATGGAATATTTAGCATAACAGCAGGACAATACTTACAAGCATTTTGGGCATCAAACAGTACTGACGTAGAACTACAACATAATGCAGCTACAGCATTTGCCCCTGAAACACCATCTGTTACACTCAGTATTATACAAGTAAGTCAATAGGAGAAATAAATGATATATGTCTCAGGAATACCTGCAAGATACATTGATGATGTATGGGAAGAATGCATTAAATATGTAGAAATGGGTATTAATAAAGCGCAAGAAGAAATGAATGAACATGATATTTATTTCTTTTTAAAAGATGCAGAGATGCAACTATGGGTTGTGTTTGATGAAGAAAACGGGAAAGAAATTAAAGCTGTAGTTACTACACAGTTAATAAATTATCCACAAAAAAGAGTCTGCCGTATTGTTACATTAGGTGGAGAGGGAATGGATGAGTGGGTATCACAAGTATTAGAAGTACTGGAAGAATGGTCAGAAGAACAAGGATGTGATGCCATGGAAACAGTATGCAGAAAAGGATTCGTTAAGAAATTAAAAAACTTTGGATATGAACAAACATATACCATAGTAGGAAAAGAACTCACAACAATACATTAGGAGAACATTTATGAGTAAAGGTGGTGGAGGTACAACCCAAACTGTACAAAAAGCCGACCCATGGGTAGGGCAACAACCCTATCTAACTGATATATTTGGAGAAGCACAAAGATTATATAGGCAAGGTCCTATGCAGTTTTATCCTGGACAAACATATGCTATGCCAAGTGAAAAGACTTTAGCAGCAGAAGCAATGATTGCTCAAGAAGCATTAGGTGGACAACAAGCTATGGCTCAACAAGTAGCTCAAGCACAGCAGTTCGGATTAATGCAACCACAATTATTACAATATAATCCATATCTTGCAGGTGCAACAGAAGCTGCACTAAGACCAGTATATGGACAGGCACAAGGATTATTACAACAAGCAAGACGTGGCGCTACCCAAGCAGGACAGCTAGGGGGTACAAGACAAGCTATACTTGAACAAGGTGTAATAGCAGATTACTTGCAAAAGGCAGGTGATATCAGTTCTCAAATGTATTCTAAAGCATATCAAGATGCTATTGATGCTCAACAAAGAGCAATTAGTTTAGCGCCATCTGTTATGCAAATGGGGTTAGCTCCTGCTCAGACATTAGGTCAAGTAGGTTTAGCTGAACAAGCAAGACAACAACAAGCTATAGATGAAGCACGTGCTAGGTTTGAGTTTGGGCAACAAGCACCACAGCAAGCATTAAGAGATTACTCTGCTATAGCAGCAGGTAGTATCCTGCCACCAACAACTACAGCTACACAAACAGGTGGAGACCCATCGTTTATGCAACGAGCAGTAGGTGGTAGTTTATTAGGGCTAGGTACTTATAGCGCATTAGCTCCTACAGCATCAGGTGGTTCAGCACTATTGGGTGCAGGTGTTGCAGGTTATGCAGCTCCAATAGCAGCAGGACTAGCAATAGCTAGTTTATTTGATTAGGAGATAACATGTTAGGATTATTTAATGAAATAGCAAACTGGAATCTTTTTAAATCAGATAAAGAAAAAGAAGAAGAAAGAAGACAACAATTAATGTCTCAAGGTATGTTAGATGCAAGACAAACTGTAGCAGAAAATGCTGAAGTTTTAATGACTCCTGAACAAAAACAAATGCCAGGAATGTTTTTTGGAATGGGTCAACCATTTAGTCCTGTAGTTGATGATTCATATCCAGGACTATTAAAACAAGCTACTGATAATTATTTATCAATAGCAGCAGAACCATTTAGCGCAGACCAACAAGCAAGATTACTTGAAGCAGAAAGTAAAATACCTAATCCATATAATGTCGTTTCTCCACAAGCAGTTGCTTCTGTTTATAACTTAGATAGTGGTAATCTACAATCAGTAGAAGCTGTAAAAGCTGCACAAGAAAATGTAGCTACAGGATTCAGTTTAGCAAATGTGTTACCATTGATGTCTTATATGTCATCAACACAACCTACACCAACAATGAAAATTACACCAGGTGTAGCAACTCCAGGATTACAATTCGCAGAAGAAGATTTGTATGAAAAATATAGAAGAAGAGGACTATTATAATGGCAATAGATAAAGAAGACGATATAGCTAAATTAGCAGAATCATTAGGTGGAGTAATTGCTCCTGCATCTATGATAGATGACCCAAAGTCTATGTTAAAAGCAATACAAAATGCTGCATTAATTAGAGCAGGGGTAGGTATGCTTGGTCAAAGAAGAGTAGGTGAATCAGGTTATGATGTAGCTAGTCGAGTAATAGGTGATGTTGCTAAATCATCAGCAGAACAAATAAAAAGTTATGCAGCTATTGCTGCTGCAACAG